TGGACTTCTGATTGCTGCCCGACCACGGCGTTTGATTGTTCCGCCTAACTTGATGTTTGTTGCTACGCGAATTCTTGATTCTGAGCTTCGCACTAGTACAGCTAACAACGACATCAATGCCATTAAGAACAATGGTTCTATACCTGAAGGTTACTCAGTTAATCATTACCTAACTGACAATAACGCATGGTATATTATCACTGACGTACCAAATGGTATGAAGCACTTCGAGCGTACTCCGCTTGAAACTTCAATGGATGGAGATTTCGATACTGGAAACGTGCGCTACAAAGCGCGAGAACGCTACAGCTTCGGTGTTTCTGATCCACTAGGTATCTTCGGGTCTCCCGGCGCTACTTAAAGCAATGCATAGGCGGGGAGCTTCGGCTCCTCGTTTATTTAATTCTGGGAACATATCAGTTTTAGCGACCATCACCCCAGTGGACGTTACGAAGACGCTAAGACGAATCCTTTCGTAAGAGGTAATTATCATGGCTAGATCACGAAGTTCTTTTGGTTTAATTAGGGCGCTTGGCGGTTACTACATGCAAGGCCCAGATTCCATTGTCGCCTTAACTGCCGACACTGTAATCACTCCCGACAAACACGCTGGTAAGTTAATACTCATTAACAACTCCACGCTCACTATTACTCTCCCAACTATTAATAACGACATGGAGCCTATTACGTCAGGGCCGGGCGAGAATCCAAATACGTTAAATAATACTGGTATCAGTTATGATTTCTTGTTTATTACAAGTTCTGGCGCTAGTACTACTATTCTAGGTAACAGCTCTGCTGATTTAATGATGGGCGGTATTATGTCTGTTAAAAACGGTTTGGCTGGTGTTCATTACCATCAACCTAATGGAAGCAGTAATTATCAAATAGTAATGAATGGAACGACAACTGGCGGCGTTGCTGGTACTCGTTTAAAGATTCAAGCTGCTTTTACTAATAGATACTTTGTTGAAGGTACTAGTATTGGCACAGGAACTCTAGCGACTCCTTTCGCTGGCTAATATATAGCGGGGTTCGCCCCGCTTTTTGGAGGAAACAATGGCAGATGCACTTACAAGCCAAGTAATCCAAGATGGCCCCCGAAGCGCTATCTTAAAATTTACAAATATCAGTGATGGTACTGGTCAGGCAGCGGCTGTTTTGGTAGATGTTTCTAGTCTCAGCTCTGATCCTCTGACTAATCAAGTTTGCAACGGAGTTACGCTGCAATCTATAAGCTATTCTAATGTTGGAATGGGCGTTAATCTGCTATGGGACGCTAATGCTAATGTCCCTCTAATAAATCTTTTGCAGAACTGGTCAGATCAGTTAGATTTTTCTGACTATGGAATACCCAATAATTCAGGAACTGGCAGGACTGGGGATATCTTAATAACCACTACTGGAGCCACCGCTGGAGATGCTTACTTCCTGCTTTTAACTTTAACTAAGTCTTATGTGGCTGTTTAGGTAACTATATTATGGCTAAATTGGAAGTCTTTCAAAACGGAAACTTTAATAACGGCGATCCGGTATTTCAAATTGGCAGTAAAAACTCTGATGGCAGCTACGATGTCAAGGTCTTCGACCTGATGAGTCAGAAGGAAGCCAGTGCCAAACTCAAGTCTATGGGTGTTAAACCTGTCAAAGAGGAGCCTGAAGTTGAAGAAGAGGCTACAAGTCGAGATGATCTTAAAAATATGACAAAGATTCAGCTTGAAGACTTTGCCAGAGACTTTGGGGTAGAGCTAGATCGCCGCGAAAAGAAAGATACCTTGGTTAAGCAGGCTTATAAGGCTCAGTTTGATGGCTAGAGATTATCGCAGCGAATATGATGACTACCACTCTTCTTCAGAGCAAAAAAAGAATCGTGCTAGTCGTAATGCGGCCCGAAACTCCTTAGAGGGTGATGGTCGCGTAAGCCGAGGTGACGGCCTAGATGTTCATCATCGTGACGGAAATCCCCGTAATAACAACGCGTCAAACCTACGAGTTACCTCTCAAAAAGCAAATAGAAGCATTAAAATGAACGCTGGCGGTCAAGCTCGCGGTTCAGGGGTGGCTGTTCAAGGCGTTAGAAACTGTAGAAATGTTTAATTATGGCTACTACTAGAGATGTCACAAGAAATAAGAGCGGTATAAAGTACCGAGGCGAGTCTTTTTCTGGATATAACAAACCTAAGCGCACTCCCGGCGAGAACAAGAAGTCGGCAGTTCTAGCTAAGAAGGGCGATGAGATCAAAATTGTCCGGTTCGGCGATCCCAACATGACCATCAAAAAAGATCAGCCTGCTCGTAAGAAAAGCTTTCATGCGCGTCATAAGTGCGATACGGCTAATGATGTGTTTACAGCTAGATATTGGTCTTGTAAGGCGTGGTGATTTATGAAGGGTAAAGAAAAGGTTGGCTATGTTATGGGCGAGTTTAAGGACGGCAAGTTAAAGTCTAGCTCTGGCAAAAAAGTAACCGACCATAATCAGGCAATGGCTATTGCCATGAGCGAAGCTGGCATAAATAAAAAAATGTTTTCTGGAGGCAGGCTGGGTGATGGCGCAGCCGTTCAGGGCCATACAAAAGGCAGGAATACCTAATGGCAACAAGCGGCACTTATGGTTTTAATCTTGATCTGGGCGATATTATTGAAGAGGCTTATGAGCGCTGCGGCTTAGAGGTTCGTGCTGGATTTGATTACAGAACCGCGAGGCGAAGTCTTGACCTTTTGATGCTTGATTGGCAGAACCGTGGCCTTAATCTTTGGGCAGTAAAAAGCGCATCTTTAACGCTAACCCCCGGAGTTGGAATATATGCTCTTAGTGATGAGAAGTTAGACATAATAGAAGCGTTTATGAGAACGAACGCTGGTGACATTAACAGTCAGTCCGATCTGACTATGCAGAGAATCTCCATCTCTCAGTATTCTCAACAAACAAACAAACTTCTTCGAGGCCGTCCAATTCAGTATTGGGTTGAAAGATCGCCTGCTGGTATCAGTTTTAACGTATGGCCTGTTCCAGATGCCTCGCAAACGTGGACTCTTGGCTATTACTATATGGAAAAGGTAGAGGACTCAGGCTCTCCAGCTTCTTTGGATATGGATGTTCCGGCACGTTTTCTGCCATGCTTGGTGGCTGGATTAGCCTACATGCTTGCTATTAAGAAGCCTCAAGCAGAGTCAAGAATACCTTTTCTGAAAGAAAATTATGAAGAACAGTGGACAATGGCGGCTGATTCGGCAAGAGAAAAGGCTGCTCTATACGTTGTTCCGGGCGGGTATCAATACCTATGAGCAGTTTTGCAAGCGGCAAACACGCCTTTGGCTATTGCGATAGAACCGGATTTCGTTATCCTCTTCGCGATCTTGTGCCTCAAATAGAGGCTGGCAGACCTAATGGGATGCTAGTAGGTCGAGATGTCGTTGATGTGGATAATCCTCAGTGGAAGCTGGGCATGATTAACATGTCTGATCCGCAGGCGCTGAGAGACCCAAGACCTGATGGCGGATATGCTCAAAGCAGAGAGCTTTCTGCATTTAACCCTGTAGGTGGCGGTAACACAGCAATGGGAAGCAGAACCGTTGGTCTGGACTGCTCCGGCCATGTCGGCTCTGTAAAGATAGAAATTATAAGCCCTAATGCTGATGTATCACTGGTAGGCATATCTTCTACAGGCTCTGTGGGGCGCGTTACGAATGGCTAAGTCAAAAGTAAATGAAGCAGGAAATTATACAAAACCGGGCTTGAGAGAGCAGCTTTTTAAAAGCATAAAGGCTGGCAACAAGGGCGGGAGAAATAATCAGTGGTCTGCTAGAAAAGCGCAGATGTTAGCTAAAAGATATAAAGAAGATGGCGGGGGCTATAGAGACTAATGGCTTTAAAAAAACCGCAAAAGTCTTTAAAGAAATGGACTGGAGAAAAGTGGGGAACTAAGTCTGGGAAACCCAGCGCTAAAACGGGGGAAAGATATCTTCCTAAAAAAGCAATTCAGGCGTTAAGCCCGAAAGACTACGCGGCAACCACGGCTAAAAAAAGAAAGGACACAAAGGCTGGAAAGCAGTTCTCTTCTCAACCCAAAAAAATAGCTAAAAAAACAGCTAGGCACAGATAATGGCTTTTACTTTTACGACATTAAAAACAGCTATCCAAGACTATTTGGAGTCTTCGGAGACTACTTTTGTCAATAATCTTCCTTTGATTATTCAGCAGGCTGAGCAAAGAATACTAAGAACTGCTCAGATTCCTGACTTACGGAAGAATGTGACAGGAACTCTTACGAAGGGAAATCCTTACTTGGCTATGCCAACAGACTTTCTTGCTCCGTATTCTCTCGCCATTGAGAATACTGGTTCTGAGTTTCTTCTTTTTAAAGACGTAAACTTTATGAGAGAGGCTTACCCTGTATCTACGACTGAGGGTGCGCCTAAGTATTACAGCATTTTTGATGCGTATAACTTTATAGTTGCTCCGACTCCTTCGGCTAATTATGCCGCTGAGCTGCACTTTATGTTTGAGCCTGAGTCTATAACTGTGTCGGCTACAGGAAAGAGCTGGCTTGGGACTAATGCAGAAATGACTTTATTGTATGCCTGTCTTGTTGAGGGATATACTTTCCTTAAAGGAGAGACTCAGCAGATGGAGTGGTACAATGCTAGGTTTGAAGATGCGGTATCTAGGCTGAAGTCCTTGGGCGAAGGCTACGATACTACCGATAATTATCGATCAGGAATGGTCAGGAGCGCAAGAATCTAATGTTAACTGTTGATTTAGCAGGCAGTGTTGGCTCTGTAATCGTTCAAACCACCAGCAATAGGGGTTTTACACCTGAAGAGATTGCTGTTGATTGTGCCAATAAAATTATTTCTATTGCATCAACTGCTGATCCGGTAATACGTCAGCAAGCAGAAGCTTTTAAAGGAAGGGTACAGGGCGTTGTGCTGGAAAGTCTTAGGCAAAGCGCAAGAAGCGAAAGAACAACCATTTATAATATTTTGTTAGATGCTGGGGAAGAATCCCTAGCCGAGCAAATAAGGAGACTCTGATGGCATTTTCAGGAAATTACATGTGTACTAGCTTTAAGGCTGAAGTCCTAAAGGCTACTCACAACTTTACGAATGGTACAGGAAATACTTTTAATGTTGCCTTGTACACGAATAGCGCTACATTTAACGCCTCAACTACAGCCTATACTACCGCGAATGAAATCTCAGGTACGGGGTATGCTCCAAAAGGAAAGTCTTTAACAAATGTGACTCCTACAACTGGAGGAACAACGGGCTTTACTGATTTTGCAGACCTAACATGGGGTACGGCAACCTTTACAGCTAGAGGTGCGTTGCTTTTTAATGATACGGCAACTGGCGACCCCACCTGTGTGGTTTTAGATTTTGGAAGTGATCAGACATCTACCGCTGGTGACTTTAAAATAATCTTTCCTACAGATGATGCAAATAATGCGATTATCAGGATAGCCTAATGTCCGGTTGGGGTCGCTCCTCATGGGGTTCAGGAGAGTGGGGCGAAAACCCAGATGCTATTATCTATCTTGGCGGTTGGGGTAGAGGCTCGTGGGGAGAAAACTCGTGGGGTTCATCTCTTGGCTTATCTGCCACAGGTGAGGTAGGGGTAGCAGGCGTTCTTGGTGGGGCAACCGTTAGTCTAAACGGACTTGCTGCCACAGGAGTAGTAGGCTCTGCCAGCGTTGACGCGAAAGGAATTGTTGTTCTTAATAGCTTAGTGGGGGTTGGTTCGGTAGGAAGTGTTACCGTTTACCACAATGCTGTTATTTCGGCTACGGGCGTTGCCGCAACAGGTAATGTTGGTTCTGCTCTTCCGCAGGGCGAAACAGTAATTAATTTGACTGGGCTTGCTGCTACTGGCGGCATGTCAGGAGTAACAGTAGCCGCCAAGGCAAATATCTCAGTCACCGGATTACCAGCTACGGGACGGGTAAACGGCGTTACTGTTGACTTGATAAGAAATGTTCCTGTTACTGGCTTATCAGCAACAGCTTCGGTCGGCCCTGTAACTGTTAACACTTTTACAGTAGTAAGTGTTGGAGGGGTGTCGGGCATAGGTGAAGTTGGTAGAATTTTAATATGGGAAAATATTTATCCCAACCAATTTCCAAATTGGATAGATGTAATAACTTAATTGAGGCACGAACATGGCAACCTACGAAAATGATTTAAGGCTAAAAGAAATTGCGACAGGCGATGAAAGCGGAACGTGGGGTACTTCCACCAATGCTAATCTTGGTCTAGTGGCAGATGCCCTTAGCTTCGGTACAAAGCAGATGACTGCGAATGCCGACATAACATTTACAATGCCGAACGCAGCGGCTGATGGAACTCGTTCTCTTTATTTAAAAATAACTTCAGCGGTTTCTCTTACCGCTCCAAGGGCGGTTACTATTGGCCCTAATACCGTTTCTAAAGTATGGATCATTGAGAATTCTACTACTGGAGGCCAAGCAATAACGATCAGACAAGGGTCGGGTTCTAGCGTGAGCATAGCTACTGGAGCCAAATCGATTGTTTACTCTGATGGAGGAGGGGCTGCTGCTTCTGTTGTCAATGCTAATCCGACATCCTCATCAAACGGTACGGTTACTTCTGTTCAGATGGGAGGAGGATCAACAGGTCTTACTTACAGCGGAGGGCCAATTACTGGGTCTGGGACAATTACTACTGCTGGAACTTTAGCTGTTGCTAACGGCGGCACAGGAGCAACGGCATTAGCTGCAAACAATGTTGTTCTAGGAAACGGCGCAAACG